AATAAGAAATCAAATAAATTCAAAAATAAAATTTTAATCTAAATTTTATTAACTACTTAATCTAAACTTAAACTAAATAATTAATTATAAAAATTAAGTAATCTCTAAGTAGTTAATAAAATTAAGTTACCATAAATTTAAATCATAAAATTTTAATTCAATCTAATTACTTTAATTTAGTTTAATAAATTTTTAATCTAAATAAGATTATAATACCTACAAAAATTAATAAGGAAATAATTTGCTTGCAACTATTGTTTCACACTTTGATAAACAAAAGAATATATTAACATCGCCTAAATCAGATAAATTTACATATAAAAGTGTTGATATTAGTGACCTTACTTCTTTATATCATACGCTTGCAACAAATTATATACTTAACATTTCACTTAATATCAGTGGAACAATCGAATTAGAACGTTCAAATCCAAATTTTAATACTCTTTATTCTAAAAAATTTGATTATATATTCTTTAATATAGATTGTAATAAAAAAGAAAATAAAGATTATATATTAGATTATTTTAGTGAATATAGTTCTATTATTGGCAAATCAAGAAGTTATGATGACTTTACAAATTTTAATCTAAGAGTAGTTTTACAAACAGAAACTATGTGTTTTGATGATATTAGAGTTGTATTAGCCAAAATTCAATATGACCTAAAAGATTATTGTCAAATTTCAGATGATACAATTAAAAAAGGTTATTATACTGCTCCTATTATGAGAGTAGAAACAATATCAGAAAATATTGATAAAACTCTATTTCCTAAATTAAATAATAAAGTCAGTGATTTTATACCTAAAGCCGATATATCTCTTAAAAATAAATTAGTATTAGAAAATTCAACAGATTTAAATATGGGTATATCTGCATTTACACAATTAGGATATAAAATTGTTTCTCAAAACAATAATATTATAAATTTCACAAAAGACGGCGAAAACTTTTATCTTTATGATAATAATCCGTTTTTAATGAATCATAAAAATAGACAAAAATCATTAAATATCTATTCATTAGTTAAATCAATTCAAGGAAATGGAATAGATTATAATCAATTCTTTGAAGAGCCTAAATCTGATATATTAAACGAGCAATTTTTAATTCCTACAAATAAAGAAAAGAAATTAGAAAAGTTTTTTCATAAACCTAAAAATATGCTTATAATTAAAAGTCCTATGGGTTCTGGTAAATCTGAATTAATTAAAGAGATAATACAAAAAGCACATTCTATAAATGAACGTGTATTAATTGTTACAAATAGGATATCTATTGCTGAAGAATTTAAGGGAAAATATGGTCTTAAGATATACAATCAAGACAAATACACCGCAGGTTCATCAATGATAGTTCAATATGATAGCCTACATAAGTATAATATGAAAAATTTTGATTTAGTTATATTAGATGAATTTATGAGTTTATTAATTCACTCTAGGACAAATATTTCACAAAATCCTGTAAATTTGACTAAGTTTTTCGAGTGTTTTGATAAAAGATTGGTAATAGCAGACGCATTTATTAATGGATATGAAAAACATTTGATATTTAAACCTGAAAAAAATATTGTAACTTTAATAAATTCATTTAAGGATAAATCAACTTTATATAGTATTAAGACTAAATCTTTATTTTTTGATTTAGTGTTAGAAAAATCTTTAGAAGCAAAGAAATTTAAGAAAATAGTTACCATATCATCAACATCTATTAATATGATAGAAGCATTAAGTAAATTTTTAGAATTTAATGGTTTAAAAATTCAAGTATTAACTGCTGATACGCCTGCTATTATTAAAGACACTATTTATAAGAAATTTAAAAATAAAAGACAAGATTATGATGTTTTGATATATAGTCCTACAATAACTTGTGGTGTGAGTATATTATCAGACCTAGATAATCATTTTCACTATGATTCGTCGCATTCGACAGACCCTATTAGTTCTTTGCAGATGATAAAACGTGCAAGAAAAGCACAAAACATTTATTATTATATACAACCTGGATATGAAACTAAAATTTTAAATTACGAAGCATTAAGAGAACAATATATTAAAAATGTTACTATTAATCCTAAAAATAATCACTTATTTGAATATAATAAGTATAATGAATTAAATCTATCTAAAACAGGTCAAAGAGCAGTAAGAATAGATTTATTACTTAATATATTAGAATCAAATAGAAAAAATGTATTTGAGTATTTTTTAAAATATAATTTTGAAAATAATCCTATCAAACTTGATGAAGTTGGCAAAGCAGATGTAGATTATTGGCTAAGTAATTCTAAAATAAATTCATCAGATGAATTATTAGATGAAAAAATAGATAATTATTTTGAAATTTTAAATTTAAATTTAGATATTAAAACACAAAAAGAAAAATCTAAATTTATAACTTTATTAGATAATCTATATAATAAAACTAATTTAAATTTTGAATTTACAGACCATCAAATTTTATTTAAAGAATTATTTAAGTTGTATGTAAATGATAATCAGTTATTTCAAAAAATAGAATGTTATAAAGATTTAGAATCTCAAATATCAGATACAAGATTAAAATATAAATTATCAGAATCTATCACTAATCCTAATAAATCTGATAAATTAGAATTCTATAATCTATTAAATGAAACTCAATTTAAACTAAATATTGCTGAACTAAATAATATAGATTATGTTAAGAATTTATCGCCTAAGTGTGTTAAAATTTTAGAATACGCAGGATTTAAAATTAAAAATAAACGTGTGGAATATCCTGTTAATATTATAAAATTTAAGGATTACATTAAATTAAATTAATTTAATTTAAGAATTGTATAAGAAATTCATAAGTTTGAATTAAGTTATTTATAGTATAATAAGTATAAATTTTTTATTAAAGGAGTTCCTTATGGATAACATATTATTTGGTGTATTAGGTGTATTGTTAATTATTGATTCTATAATTTTATTTGTTTATTATAGACAAATGAAAAAAGTTGAAAAATTGACAGATGAAAGAATTGAGTTATACAAAAAACTTATGCTAGAGTGTCGAGATTATTGTGAAAAACAATCAAAAGAGTATCAGAATTTTCTTAAATCTATACTAGAAAAATCAGAAGAAATTAAAAATTCTGATGAATATAAAGAGTATTTAGAATTTAAGAAATCAAAGGCAAATAAAACAAGTAAATCAACTAAATCAGTAAAAACAAGAAAATCAACTAAAACAAAAATTAAAGAAGGTTCAGAAAATGAATAAAATAAATCCAAAATCATTTAGTGATTTGCTATTTGGCGAAACAGAACTAAAAACACAAGAACAAATTAATGAATCAGGTCTTAGTAGAGTTTGGAGTCACACTGAAAATCACGATTGTGGTATGATTTCGGCTTGTCGTGGCGACAAATCAGAAGAACAAAATAATGAAAATTCAATGAAACTTAAAGCAAAAATGCTTACACTTGGATATGGTGTAACAAAAATTGATGGTAATTATATAGAAGATTATAATACAGATAATGCTAAGAAAGTTAAAGAATTGTCTTGGTTTGTCGTTGATATTGACGATAAAGGCACACTTAAACAAGATTTAATTAAACTTGGCAGAATATATCAACAAGATAGTATAGCATTTGGTGCAAAGGCTTCATATTGGGTTCTAGTAGGAACAAATAATTCAGATTTTCCAGGTTTTAACAAAGAAGTTAAATTATCAAATAAGAAATTTGGCAAAGCAGGCGAATTCTTTTCAAGTGTTAAAGGCAGACCTTTTATGTTTGAAAGTATTATTGATGACGATGATTTTGAGTTTAAAACATTTAAAAAAGCCAACAATATGGGTAAATGGTATCTTAAAACAATAAGTGATGATTTTGATAAAGAAAATCCTGATTTTGATAAACAAGATTTAAATGAATCATCTCTATCAAGAATTTATAATCATATTAATAATTATGATTGTGCTACTATTACTGCATTTAGGGGCGAATTAAGTCTTAAAGAGAATAAAGAAAATAATAAAACACTTAAACAATCTTTATTAAATTTAGGATTTGGTGTAACAAATATCAAAGGCGGATTTGTTGAAAAAGATGAAGAAGGTAATGATAGATATGTTGATGAAGAGTCTTATTTTGTGGTAAATTTAAAAGATATACCAACAGAACAATTTTTTGATTTTATTAAGAAATTAGGTAAAAGATATAATCAAGATTCTGTTATGCTAGGATATAAAGAAACTAAAACTTGGGTCGAATTTGGTCTTTTTGCTAGATATGGTCTAGGCGAATTAAATAAATTTAATAATGTTTCTTATGAAAAATTTAAAACTTATTATTCTAAAATAGGTAATAAACATTTTACATTTGAAAGTTATAATGAATTTACAACAGAACAATTAAGTTTTAATCAGTTAGGTGCTATGCAAAAAGGCATTATAAGAGAACAATCAAGAAAAACTGAATTAAATATAAAAGATGAATCTTTAAGAATTCAGGAAAATATAGAACCTGTTTATGGAGTTAATGCTTTTAAGGGAAAGTAGCGAGTAATGAGTAAATTTATGGATTTATTAGATAATATCAATAGTAATAATAGTATTAATAATGTTAAAACCGATAAATTAGGTTTTGAACTAAATGAAACTTCACTAAGCAGGGCATATCAGCACATTAAAAATTATGATGTTGCTTTTATCTCTGCTTGTCGTGCAGAAAAATCATATAAAGAAAATTTAAAAGATTCTAAAGAATTAAAATCAAGATTAATGACGTTTGGATATTTAGTAACTAAAGTAGGCGGTGGATTTATTGAAAATCAAAATCTACCTGATGAAAGACCTGTTGAAGAAAGAACATATTTTGTTGTAAATGTTAGAGATACTTATGAAAATTTTGAGAAAAAGATTGTTTCTTTAGGTGTATATTACAATCAAGACTCAGTTATTGTTGGTAAAAAAGGCGGTTTAGATTTAACAGAAATAACAACAAGTAATAATTGTGTTAAACCTAAATTTTCAAGAAAAGTATTTAAAAATATTTCATATGGTAAAATTGATTTATTTTATACAAGATTTAAACATAATACATTAGTTTTGCAAGAACAGCAAGATTGTTTAAAAATAGACGGATTCGACACTTTGAGATATCACGGATTTAGCGGTGCAAGAATGGTTTATAGTGGTTGTAAAGAGTTTGATAATACAAAATTTAACGATATATTTAATTCATTAATAATATAAATAATTTAATCTTATATAAAGGATTAAAATGAGTTATATTGTAATTGCTATATTAGCATTTATTTTGGGTGTTTTGCTTACTCCTATGCTTATATTTCTTAGAGCAAGAAAAGATGTTGCTTGGGATAAATCAAATATGACAAATATTTATCGTGTTGTAGCACATCTTGCAAGCCACCCATCAGATTTTGGGAAAATGTATTATCAAGATGGTTATAAGCCATTTTGGTATATTGATGATGATGAATTTTCAGATGTCGTCAGAACTAGACCAGGTTTAAAATCATCTAAGAACTAAAAAATTAAGTGTTTAAGTGTTTTTTAAGGTATATTTAGTTATTATTTTATTGTTCCAAAAAGGACTAATTAATTTTTTGATAGGGTTCTTAATTGAACCCTTATCATATTACACAATACTATTCAATACTACTCTATACTATTCAATGTAATCAAAACTTCCAAATTTAGAACTAAAATCTTCATCATTTAAGTAATTATTATTACTATCATCTGTTAAAATATCAAAATTGCCTATAATTAAATAATCTGAAACATTTAAATCAGAATCAGAACTTTTAGAATCTAATTCTTTTACTATTTCGTTCATTTCATTGAAGTTTCTTGCTTCTGCAAATATAGCAAAACATAATGCCAAAGCCATTACTAAATCATCGTGTTTATTATTATCTGCTTGATACTTATTATCTTTTAATACAAAATTAAATAATTCATCTATTGTATCTTTATCTTGAATTAACAATTTATCGGATTCTGCCATTGTTTTAAGTGTTTGTAAAATAATATCTCTTGACTTCTTTGTTGTTCTAAAACCTGGATATTTTTTCTTAGAGCCAACAGAAGTTCTTGATTTATCAAAATATAAATTTTCATATTCAAATTCAAGATATAATCTATCTGCTACTGATTGTCCTGCACCTTCATTATTTTCAACTATTACAAAAGCATTATTAAAGTATTTAGCCCAATCATCAATAAATTCAGGCATTCTTAAGTAATCTATTTTTAATTTAGCAGTTGCAACTTGCCTAAAGTTAAAATTTGTAATATCTAAAACTTGTATAGCAAAACTATCAGAGCCGTCCTTTGCTGAATCTACACCAAATATATAAGAGTGTCCTTTAATTGGTTCTTCATAAATTTTAAGTCCAGGATTTCTTACAAAATCAGGTTGTTGATATTGATATTTTGCTAAGACTTTACCATCAATTAAGGTATTTGATGAACCTATAAATTCGTTTCCGTAATTTTGGTTAAAGAAAACTGCTCCATAAGATTTTATAACAGAATTTCTAAATTCTTCAGGTTCATATAATTCGCCTGTTGGTTTGTGTCTTGGCACATTTTGCCATTTTACTTCATATTTTACATATCCATTGTCAGATGTTTCTTTAGTTTCGCCTGCACCTTCCCATATATCGTAAAAGTGATTTTTACCATTTGCTGTTGATATTAATATAGTTTTTTTGTTTGCTAGGGCTTCCTGTGACGGAAAGATTGAATCAGCAAAACATTTAAAAGATGTTCCTGAACTATCAGACCCTGTAATAAACGCTGTTTCATCTACTACTAAATAATTACAGTTATGATGAACTATATCATTTGCAATATATTGATGACCCTGAACTTCAAATAAATCATAAAATATACCTTTTTGATTAGAAATTTTAATTATTTTCTTATTAGAAATAATATCATTTATTTTAAGATATTGTGCTTCTATAAATAGATTTTCGCTTATTTTGATTAAGTGTGTTTTGGTGCAAGATATAAATGTATTATCATCAAAATCAATTCTTAATCCTTGCTTATCTTTTGACTTTAAAAATCCTTTAAAATTTTGAAATCCGTTAGGTGTAGGAACTTTAAATAAAGTGTTTTTTATGAATTTAGATTGATTTAATTGATTTAATTTTTTTAATTGAAGTTTCTTATTTTTGAAAAGTCTGTATTTTCTTTTATTTTGTTTAGCAATGTTGTTAATTCTTGATTCATTGATATAATCCTTTAATTTAAAATCTTTACTATTATTCACATTTCTTAACAAGCAATTCTTATCTTCAAGGGTAAGATGAAGCACGGAGAGCGAATTCAAACACGAGAACCCACGAAATGCTGAATCCGTAGCAGTATCAGACAAAATTTTAATTCTATTTTCGCCTTCAATAGTTGCAACGTTCCAATTAAGAATTCCACATTGTAGCCACATTGGAACAGTTAGAAACATTTTTTTAATTTTATCAACAAATTCTTTACTCATTGAAAGTTTATTGCTTGCAATACCAATAGTTAAATCTTTTTGGAACAAAAAAATATGTAAAAGCCATATACCGACTGTCACTGATTTACCTGAATTATGACTTAAAAATCCATTTGAATAATATAAATGATGATTTTCTAAGGTTAAATCATAACAATTTTCATTTATATTTAAATCAATATATTCTATTATTTCTTGAATACCAAATTCAGTTTTTATTTTTCTATTTAATGATAAACAAGCAGGAACTTCATTATTAAATTCATCAATTAAAATATGATTTTTGGAACATTTTAATGATAAATTTTTAGTTTTTATAATACACATCGGAAGTTCTTTAGTTTTGTGTAGTTCCTTAATTTTTACTAATCCTATATCAGATTTAATTTCAAAATTCCCTAATTTTGATAATTCTATTGTTTCAATAAATTTATCACTATTAGGATTTATTGAATTTGATTCATTTAAATCAAATAATTCTTTAATACTTAAATCATTACCATTTACATTAACGATAGTATCAGAACTTATACATTGTCTTGGTTGCAAACTAATAATTTTTTCATTTTCTTGTTTATTAATAACAGATATAAATTCTCTTTGATATTCTCTTAATTCAGGGAAATTTAATCCTTTAGGTGTAGTAATTCTTATATAATTATCCATAAAATAATATATATCATCAGCACACTTTTTAATCTCTATTTCGTGAATTTTAGCAATTGGCATTTTTGTAAAAGGTCTTTTTAATTGCCTATTTCCATTAAAGAAAATTCTATTACCAAAAGCGTCAAGATGATATTTTTCATCGTCCATTGGTGTATCTAAAATTTCAAGTGCTAAAGCCTTACCATCATTGCCATATGTTCTTAATGTATCAAGCAATTCTTCAGTAATAAGATTTTTATTTTGTTTATAATACTCAACTAATTCAGGGGGAAATATATCAGATAATTTTTTAACTTCAGAAATTTCATTTGCTTCAGAATTCATTAATTGCTCCACTTATTATATTTAAAATATGTTTAAAACTATTTATTTAACAGTTTAAGAGTTTAAGAGATTTTAATAATGATAAATAATATTAATTTAAGTTAGGATTATATTAAATGACTAAAGCAGAATTAAGAGAAATTATTAAACTTGAATTAGGTTATCCACAATTACAAGTAGAATTAACAGACGCACAATTAAATCAAGCAATTGATAAATCTATTAGACAATTTACTAATATTGCTTATGACGGCGAGTTAATTCAATACGTAAAATTTACTTGTCAAGGACGTGGCGAGTATAATGTAGCACCTGAAGTTGAAGAAATTATGACACTAGGAAAATACGACTCAATGCTTGTATCATCTAACCTAAGTGGATATGTTGATGATAACGTTTCAAGAATGATAACAGACGGATTAGGAACTGCATTAGCATTTATGATTAATATTTCATCTCTTAATACTCAACTTAAAAAATATGTAGATAAAGAAATTAATTATAACTATAATTCATATAA